AACGATTGTTGAAAATGGATAAACGGTGCTTGAACCGACAATCCTTATTTGTTCTCTTGCGACAGCACTAGATATACTGCCCACTATAGTTAAAAATATACTAAATATGTATAGTGATTTAATCATAATTTTTCTCCATAAAAAAAAGAAACTGAATTGTTCCTTTTAAAATATTTATTGAACATTTTATAAATGTAACAAAAGTTTAACATGAATAAAAAAACAGCAGAAAATTAATTCTGCTGTTCCTTTTTATATGCAAGTTTCAATTATCTCATTATATAGCACTCACATTATTTGCCACTTTGATGATGAGGTTTGAGAGGTAGTGGCAAATTTCCATTAGCCAAAAATCTTGACTAAATTAACTACTGTTATTGCTATGAAAACCCCATTCATAACAAATAAAAACTTATTCATTGACACCCTCCAACTCTTTTACGGCGATTTCAACACCTGCCCAACCAAAGTTTTTTTCAACTTTTTTGATGATGTCAGTTTTAGTTACTTTCCAAGTTGCAGAACCGTCATCAGTTCCAGCAAATAAGAATCCATCCTCATCTATGAAATCCCATACAAATTCTTGAACTTCCATTATAAAATTTTTTATTTTACTCATATTATCCTCTCTTTCAATTAATTCATATAAAGTGGGCCAGTCCAATTAACCACACCACCAGTAAAAATATTCCCTCTTGAATAATTTCTTGCAGGAGCATTATAACCTGCAGGTTTTAGTAAGTCACCTTTCTTAAATCTTTTATCATCTTGTTTTTGAACAAATCCCCAAGCACCATTTTGATAAAGAATTTTAGTGTACTTACGATTATCTTCAACACGATATTTATTTCGTACTTCTTCAAAAGTTTTTTGATCCGTAAATTTTGATGTCCAACCTTGAAAGTCTTTAACAGCGGCATCAATAAGATTTTCAATACCTTCTTCATAAGTTTTTGCGTTTTTAAATTGTTGCATTTTTTACCTCATCATTAATTATACTTTTACATTAACATACTAAAACCCTATTGTCAAGGGCTTTTTTGATTTTTTTTGGTATTATTATTAAAAGTTTTCCAATAATAAAATTCATCAATGTTAACATCTAAATCACTTAGTTTTCTTTCAAATGAATTAGTAAGTGTCATTAGTTCAAATTTACGTCTTTCTTTAAAGATATCACCACCTTGAGAATTGTTTTTTGGTAGTTGTTCTGAACATAATTGAACAACAATTCTACTTTGAGGAAAGGGTGTTGCATTTGAACCAGAGCCATGCACTAACATATAATCAAAAAATACTGCATCACCTTTTTTAAGTTTTAAAGATTTGAAGTTGTCACCAGACCAAATATCTTTCATATTTAAAATACTATATTTTGCATTTCCATCTCTCTCTAAAACCATTTGATGATTATGCAATGAACCCTTGTGAGAGCCCACAAAAACATTTAAAGGAGCATGGTCTAAATCTTCAACAGCAATAAAACATTGTAAGTATTTTGAATTTGAAACACCTAACTTCTGTCTGTAAAAATAATCTTGATGATAATATTCACAAGAGCCAAAGTATGCAGCTTTATAATACATTTTTTTCATAAAAATATCATAAGTCTGACCAGTAAATTCTTTTGCTTTATCTTTAATTAAATTATTAATCTCAAGTGGAAAATCAATGTCAGAATATTTTGACATACCATAAAATTTTGCTTTGTCCTCTCTAAATTCTCCTTTGTAATTTAGAGCCTCTCTTTGAGAAAGTTGTTCCTCTGTGAGCAAATTTTCAACTATTGTAAATCCATCATCTTTTAGATTGAATGTCAAGTTTCTTGCTCCAAATTCATTCTTTCTTTCATTGGATTAAATGCTTGATAATCATCATCCCAATTAAAAGCTTCTTTCACAACGGCGTGTGATAGACCTTTATAGACTTGATGTAATTTTTTATCTTTTGCATTAACTACAATATCTGCTTCAGATTCATGTAAACCCTCTAACATTTGAACAAACATTTGTTCTTTCTTCCATTGAGGTGTTTTATTATCTGCACCTTTAATATAATGCCATAATTTTTTTGCTTCTGCAGCCAGAACTGTATGTTCTGTTCCCTCTGGTGCTTTATTCCTTGTATAAGGAACTTTACCCTCTGGTAATACCCATTCTATCTCTGGGTCAAAAGATGCTTTAATTATCATTCTTAATGCAGCTGTATTATGCTCTTTAAGAATTGCAACTTTTTTTTCTTTAGTTTTTGCTTTGTGTACTTTGTCAAGTACCTCTGAAAATAATAATGTGTTTCCTGCCATTTTAAAATTCTCCAATTGAATCAGTTAACTCTTTAAGTTTATTATGTATAAAGTAATTTAATAATTTACTCCTATCTTCACAAGGTGCAGATTCAAATTCTTCTATAATTTGTTTTGATAGTTCATTAGGAATCTCATCTAAATCAATAAGCTTTTTATTTCGTTGATAATTTCTTTCAACTTCAAAATTATTAATGTTACCTTCTTTCCAAGTATTTATCTTAGTTTGACTCAAGGGTCTTTGTCGTAACCCATCTACAAAAGTATTATCATTAGATAAAACATTTGGAACTCCATCACTTGTATCACCCTTTAAAATATGTGTCTTTATATAATCATGGGCGTCAACTCCATTTATATATTTTTTTGTTATTGGACTATACTGTGATACATTTTCATGTTTTTGTAATTGTATAAAATCTTTGTCACCAGAAACAATCATTACTTTTTGATTAGGATATTTTTTAACTAAAGTAGCAATAATGTCATCTGCTTCAGCACCATATATTTCTAAATGTTTGTAAGGAAAATTTTCTTTGAGTTCGGCTTTAATTTTATTTAAACAACTAAAAATTGCATCCCAATCTTTGTTGTCTTTTTCTCTTCCCTTTCTACGATTTGCTTTGTAGTTTGGGAAAACTTCTCTTCTCCAATAATGTTTAGAATCATATGCAAGAACAATCTCACCATACTCTTCATTAAACATTGTTCTATACATTCTCACAGAGTTTAATATCATATGACGGACTATTCCCTCATCTACGATATTAGTTTTTTCCATATTCAAATGCATCATCAGACTCGCAAGTGAAATCTGATTCATATCCATAATAATCATATTAATCTTTCTTTAAAAGTTTTTCCAATTTTTCTATGCTTAAAGTGCTAAAAGAAATATCTTTTTCTTCATGCTTTATATTACTAGTAACAACAACTTCATCAATGAAATCATGTAAAGGATGAGCATATCCCATGTCTTTTAAAGCTATTGCTCTAACGACCTCATTTAAAAAAGGAATTTGTTGTCTAAAAGATTGTGATTGTATATCAAAACCATTATCTTTATACATTGTCAATAATGTAACCATTAATTGTTCTGCCAGATCATCAGCAAAATCCATATCAAACCCAAGTTGATCTGTGTCATCAAAATTATTGATAACTTTATTCTTCCAAGGCCCTTTGATTATATTATCTGACATTAGATAAAACCATATTCTTCCATAAGTTTAAGACGTTTCTTTTGCCATCTTTTCTCGCCTCTTTTTTTTGCGAGTCTTTGTTTTTCTGATTTTTTAACAAAATGTTGTCTTTCTTTAACCTCTTGCATCAAACCATCATTTTTAATTTTTCTTTTAAGACGTTTCATGGCTTTGTTGACATCATTATTTCTAACATAAACCATCATACCGATTTCTTTTTGTTCATAATTTTTTCTCATAATATCAATATATACTTTTTAAAAACAATTGTCAAGGGTTTCTTTTATTTATTTTAATGCAGCCACGACAACATAAAGTAAAAGAGCAAAAACTCCAATACCTGCAATGACACCAATAGCTATCATTATCCAATTCCAAATTTGATTCATTTGCTCTTGTTGAGCATAAATTTGGTCTTGTCTATCCTTACGAATTTTGGCTTGTAGTTTCAAAATCTCATTCCAGCTATTAGGCCCATAAGTTAAGTTGACAAATGTTCTTAATTCATCTTCCATTGCCTCTGCTTTTTTTGAAGCTGCAAAAGCATCCATTGCCTCCTCTTCAATTGATGAACCAAAGAATATTTTTTTAAATGCAGGTGGATTTTTCGCCATCTTATCTGCTTGACGAACATCAGATATTGCACCCATCCATTTACCCATGGTGCCATACATATCTTCCATGTCTTTGCCAGCACTAATTCCTTGCTTTATGACGTTAAAAGCAGCTGTTGCAGTTGCAATCGCCGTAATCGGGTCTATCATAAAAATCTCCGTTTTTTAAGGGGTACAATCATACACGAGAGGTTCTTTCCACCCACCTAGCGACCTGCTGAGCGGTCCGTTTTTTCTCTAATTCATGCCCGATAATGGATTTTCTAGTGCTTTCTGTATTTTATCATCAATTTCTTTTTGTATTGTTTCCATACTCTTCATTAATCTCGCTTCTAAAGAATCCATATCATTTCTTAATTGTTCCCTACGTTTATCAAACCTATCAGAGTTTACAGTTATCATATCTCGTACTTTTGTATCATTAGTTTCAATACTTAATCTGACACTTGCAAATGCTTCTCTGGCAAGTTTTTCCATTTTATTCATTTTCACATCCATAATATGCATTTCATCTTTTATTTCACGAGCAGTAGATTTTGTATAAGTTCTTGCATCTTCAGCTTGGTCTGCCAAGTTCTCTTCAAACTTTATGACAATCTCAATCTCTTTTTCAAAACCTTCTATTCTAGCTTGTAATTCATTTTGTAACAAATCAACTTTTTCTTCTGAAGAGGTAGTTTTCTCCTCTATTATATCTATAAAACTTTGAAGTTGTGCTTCTGAACTTTCTATAGTTTCTTTTAAAACTGCCATCTCTTCTTCTAGCCCAGACATATCTGGTGCAACGTATTCTTCTATTTGCTCTTTCATGTCCATGTAATCTTTATAAAATTCAAATCCAGCCCATAATCCTCCACCAAGTGTTCCTATTAGTGGCAGAATGAGCAATAATTTACTTCCACCAATTTTTATACCGCCGTATTCTACTTCAGCCATTAGTTTCTCCTATATTGCGATTCTATTAGTTCTTTATGTTTAATATCACTACCACCGAATAAAAAATATTGTAAATAATTATCTTCTTTATATTCTCCACCAGGTATTGTTGCATCTGTAAAAAATCCCTCAACATCTGGTATTATTTTTTTAGTGTCAAAAAAATCTTTTGTATTTCCCAACACTTGCATAACAATTAAAGTTTTAATTTGATTCTCTGAATCATATCTTCCTTTATCACCCATCTTCTTAACTATTTTAGTTGCAGCTTTTTGTTTCTGCTCTTGTTTCTGTTCTTTTTCCTCAGTTTCTTTTTGTTCCGTTTTTTCAGTTTTAGGTTCTGGTTCAGACTTTTCCTCTGGTTCAGGTTCTGATTTAGATTCTTCTACTGTATCTTCTTTAGAACTTTCTGTTTCACCCTCTCCCTCATCAGATTCGTCATCATTATTTCCTCCCACTGGCTTTTCCACATCACTACTGGGCTCTTGTACATCTTCTGACGTATCTTCCGTATTCTCTGAACTCGACCCCTGCGGCTCCGTTGTGACTTCATTTACACTCTCCGTTTCTACCTCAACACTAACCTCCACAATTTCCATTTCCATCTCTACCTCTATTTCTACATTAACTTCAGGTAGATCATCCATCATAGCATTATCAAATGATAATTCTATTTCTGGCATTTCTATTTCAATGTCAGGTATTTCTATTTCTAATTCTAATTCAACAGTTTCATAGGTAACTTCTGTGTCCATCTCAATATCTGGCACAATTTCTATGTCACCAAAATCGTCTACGATAACATCATTAGTTTCAAATATATCTTCAACAATTTCAATTGTTTCTGTATCATATCCATTTAATGCAATAAATTCTTCTACAGTTGTGATTTGTTGTGTGACAATTGTATTTACAACATTATATAATATATTTATCTCTACATCATCAAACATTGGTCCTACTGCAAGATTAATATCTCTTCCACCTACCTCTACAATCACAGTTGAAAGTTGACCACTAAAATCCCAGCCGCCTTCATAAGTTTGATACTGACTATTTACACCAGTTTCAGATAGAATATCTGTACCAGAAAATACTGTTGTATTTCCATCTTTACCTCTCAAATGTAAATAAATTCTATCTTGAGAATCTTGTTTATCTACACTAATTCTATATGTTGTTCTACCGCCTCTTCCCATACTTGATCGTAAATCTGATATGTTAACTGTATTAATAAAAGTTGTTCCCATACCACTAACACCATATGCACTTGTGCTACTCCCACTACCAGTAATCATTGCACATCTATCTGTTCCTAAATCTCCACAAGTTGCACCACTTGGCATTGATGCAGAACCTTGTCCACCCCAATCTGAATCCATATCTCCCTCTTTACTAGATGAAACATATCCTTGACTTCCATCTAATATGTTATTGGAATCTTCATTTGTAATTGTTGTAGTCGTTATGTCTGTTGTAGTTGTGATTGTAGTTGTTATACCATCACCACCAAGTTCTGTAGATTCATCTATTGTTTCTACAGTTTCTATGGTAACACCAGGTGTGCATAATCCTATGGTTAATGTTGGGCAAGAGTCATTTGCAAATGAAGTAGACGACCAAAAAAACAATGAGAGCGATACAATAGATAATAAGAACATCTGTAACCATCTATTGACTAACTTTTCCATCTTTACCTATGGAAAAGACCTTTTTGTCCGTCTTATTTGTATTTTCTAAATCGTTTATTTCTTCTTGTAATAATTCTTCTTCTCTTTGTTCTTTTAATAAGTTTGGTAAAATTAAACTACCTTCAGGTATATCTTTAGTATTTTCTTTCCAAGATTCTCTTGCATCATCTCCGATAGCACCATAATATGGACAAGGTGTTCCAGCCATCCACATTGCATCAAAAACTCTAACATCTTGGCATAATGCAGATACAGCTGCAACTTTCATTCCCATTCCATAGAGTGAGCGTGAAAGTTTAATTCTTTCGCAATTCTCATCTGTTACTGTTATACCAGATGCAACACCAAAAACTGACGTTTGCACAGCACCTGACATTGCTTGTTTACACACATCACTATTATTAATGACAACTGAAGGTGCAGAGGCTGTAGGTGGTGTATTATTTGTAACAACTGTAGATGATACAGTATTAGTATCGGCCCCAAAAGCATAAAGTGCTGTCATTGCTAAAAAAAATATTATAGCAAATATTGTGTATTTCATTTAGATTTCCTTAATAGAAGTTCATTATTATTTAGAAAAATCTAGATGTGAAAATGGGGGTTTGTTTACATATTTTTTGACAAGCCAAAATGTCAATTAAATGACAATAGTGTCTACCATGAAAGTTTCTGCAAAATCACAATTTATAAAATCACCACGATATCTATTGTATTTAATTATAGAATCAATTGTATCTTCAGACAAATTTTTATATTCTTTTACTGCTTTTATTTTATCTTCTATTTCATTATCAATGCCAACAAAAACATTGTTTCTGAATTGATTATACTTTTGATTGTAAGGAAATGCATCCATATACCAAACGTCTATTGGTTGTTTTCTTCTTAAACTATTTGTCAAATGATAACACATTCTGTGGTCTTGATGCCAATCTTCTTTCCAATGTGATATAATTAAATCATAACCAAATAGACTATATTTTTCTTCTACTTCTTGAATTAATTTGTTATCCACAATATTGGGTCTATCTATATCGTTATCAAATACAATATAATTAAAACCTAATCCAAATGCACTTGAGTCTAGATATTTAAGATGTGGTACGTTTGGAATCATAATTAAATTATCAACAACTGTACCCGCCTTTATAAACTTTTTCACAGTTCCAGCACAAGAAATTTCTAAATCATCAGGGTGTGCAGATATTATTAAAATTTTTGAATAAAAGTTATAATTCATATTTTACCAATCCTCAAATGTTGGAGGTCGCATCAATTGAACATAATTAATTATAGATCGTGTTCTGTCTGATTTTAAACCTGTTATTTGTATTGCAGGCCTAGGATAATTACTAGCATTCGCTGTAGCGTGTGGAACATTCGGCCAATCAAATATATGAGCCTCACCAGCACTCCAACGATCATATACACAATTTCCATATAAGTAAAATTGACCAGGTGTCCAATCATCTAGGAAAATAGTAATACGACATACCTCCTCTGGGTCTCCTCTATCCCAAAGTTTATCAATATGATAATTAAACATTTGGCCTGTCAATTGTACATGAGAACGAACTTTAAGTTCATCATCATTTCCTTTAAGACCAAAATAATCTTTCATGGCAGTTAGTATAGGATAGTCCTCAAATTGTTCACTCATATTTGTTAACATAAGTTTTTTAGGATTACCACCACCTTGAGTGATATCAAATTCTTCTTGTTCAAGCATGGGTGATTTATCATCTCTGTTACCATAAAATTTACGATTTTCCCAATTTATAGCTTTAACAGAATTTTCAACTAAACGATCTCGTTCCTCTTTCCATCTACTAGGATTTGCAAAACGACCTAATACTTGAAACCAATCACCCTCTTGATCTATGATACTATTGTTAAAGTGATACTTGCTGTGGTCTTTTGTCCACTCCCAATTACTTTTATAATTCTCAAAGTCTTTAAGTTTTTTTGTCATATTCTTCATCTCTTCTCACATTACGATAATGCCAAATAGCTTCATCCCAACAATCATAATAATCTTTGCCTGTTTCTTTTTTAAATCTTTCAGCATATAAAGGATAATTTGTTGGATTTGTTTTCATACACCACTCTGCAGGTTGTAATGTAACATTATAAGTTTTCACACACTCATAAACAAAATATTGTTCGCCGAATTTGGGAAGTAAATTATATTTAAAAGAAAAATGTTCTTGCCAATGTTGAAAACTTTCCATATAAACATTTTGTATAAAATCAAAATCGTGAGATTTAAATTTGTAAAAGTTCCCACTTATTGGCATATCATCATCTCTCCACCATCTATTCATTGACACAAACTCTTTTGATTTAATTGGATATTCAATAACTGGTGCTGGATTTTTATTCCACTCCATATCAATATCAACTATTATAGTTTCATCATTAGGCTGTGCTTTGATAAAAGATGGGTCAAAAAACTTAATTTTATTCCAATGAATATGTAAATGAATATCTTCATTTGTCAAAGGTATCGTATTGATATAGTCAGGTAAGTCACGATTATCATCTGTAAGACACCAAAATTTAACATCATTACAATATTCTTTTATTGGTTCACATAAAGGTTCAATCCAATGATTTATCGGTCGGCCTTGAACTTCCTCTCCATATTTTACAAAACAAAAGTTAATATTCTTCTGTTGATTCAATGAGGGCATCTATATCAATCTCCTTTGCGACTCTATTATGTAATTTTAAAAAATGTTCTGCATCAATTAAAACTAATGGTTTATGATTGTTTCTTTTTATAATTAGAATAGGTTCATAATCTTTTGAGTTTTCAACTGCTTGTTTGTAAGATTCCCATATGTTAACCTTTTCTTGATTTTTACACTCTACGGAATATGGAAATTTTTCTCTTGCGGCCCTTGCCATAATTAAATCTTCTCCACCTGCACCCATAGAACGACTCTCAATATCCTCTGGGTGGATATTAAGTATTTCTATAAGTTTGTTACGAACCCATTGCTGGAATCGTCTACCTTTTGCTTTTGCTGATTGTACTTTCATCTGGTGTGGTTATCATAAACTTTCTTTGTGGGTTTACCATTACATTCAAACGACTCATGACATATCTGTTTAATAAAACATCAGTACCCATATCACTTCTATCATCTAATGCGAACATAATATTTGTTAATTTTGTATTAGAAAAAATCATATCTAATTGCACAACAGGTCTTTCTTCTTCTCCAGAGCCTGTTTTTGTAGTTTTATATGTTACTAATTTTGTTATGTGTTGTCTATTCATTGTGGTAAATTTAATTTTGTTTCCACTTATTTCAATATTTTCTGCGTGTAAAACAGATAAAACTGAATTGCCTGTATCAAACTTTGCTATGAGTTTTCCAAAAGGTTCTACAATAATTTCTTCATAATATCCACATTGAGTAGGAACAGTATATCTAAATTTAGTATCTTTAAAATATTCTAAGACCTCTTTTATAATATTTTTATTATTTGCATCTTCAATACCCTCAGAACCTGGTGATGAATTTACTTCTAATATGTAAGGCCTATCTTTTGATGCAATAAAATCAACTGCTGAGTATAATCCACCAACTGCTTTTGCAGCTCTTAAACAATCTTTCTTTTCTATTTCTGATAGTTTGTAAGTTGAAACCT